AATAAATTAGGAACACCGACTTAAGGAGAACAATTATGATGATTGATCTGAACAAAGAATTGTTAAATTTGAAGGACCAAACATTAAAAGTAAACAATGAAAAACTTGTTGTTGGAAAGGTGATAATAGATTCGTTAACTATAATGACGAATAACGAACAATGTGATGCTGATCAAAAACTATGTAGATATAAATTAGCTAAGAAAATATCCGAAAGTTGGGGTAAATCTGGAGAAATTGAATTAAGTGATTCTGAATTAAATATTGTGAAAAACAGAATTGGAATTCTCTTTACCCCAATTATTGTTGGATTTATGTTTGACGTATTGAAAGGTGACTAAAAATGTCAATTAGTTATTCAACACACGAACGTTTACCATTATTTGAAGAGGGAGTAACATACGCATGGGGAGCAATCATTAATGGTGCGTTTGAAGATTGGGATGAAGGAAAACATCTTTACCTTCAAGCTGGTGAAGATATTGCTCAATATGACGCTGTATTTATTAACACGGACGGAAAGATGTATAAAGCCGATGCTACTTTTGATGCCAAGCTTCCGGCAAGAGGAATCTCCGTAGCTGCTGTAACATCAGGAGATTATGGAAGAATAGTGGTATTCGGTAACATAACTAACGCTGGTTGGAGTTGGAGTCCGGGTTTAGTTGTTTATACATCAGAAACAGCCGGTAGTCTTACTCAAACAAAACCAGAAAAAGCTCATAAAGTGGGTTATGCTCGGACTGCAACTGAATTAATAGTAATGCCGAGTTTGGAACGTACTTATGAAATAGTAGTGAATGATGAAGGAAGTGTAGTAACACATAACGGTGAAGTTGTTTACAACTAAGGAGAAAACTAATGAGTAGTAAATTAAGTGAAGATAGCATTTGTCTGGTAAGTACAACCACAGTTGATCATAGTGGAGCAGCACAAACTACTATATATACTGTTCCTCCGGGTAAAAGATTTGTACCAGACCATCTTAAGATTATTGCCGCTGGAGATGAAGCGACTACCGATATAACAATTGGACAAGTTGGGGCTTTGACTGATTTTATAGGTACTACTCAATTGGACAATCTTGACGCTCAATATGATATGGTTAAAATTCAACCAATTCAGGCTGACCCACCCGTTAAGCAAAAATCCTATGCTGCGGGGACTGTGATTCAAGTGGATGTAACTGCAGCTAATGGAAATGCTGGTAATATCTACAAATGTTTCGGAACTCTATACGACGCTTAAAGGGAATTTGATTAATGTCAAAGTCAAATATCTTCAACGGGTATGGAAAGATAATAGCTATAATAGTTGGGTTATTGTCTGTTATAGGTGTAGCAATTACGTGGGGAGTATCATACAATACTCTGTATAATAAGGCTAATGAGGGCGTAAAAGCTAAAGCATTAGCTGATCATAACCACAATTGTATTACAAAAATGGAAATGCAAATCAAATCTATAAATGATTCGCAGAAAGAAGTACATCTTGAACAGATGGTAATTCGAGAAAGTCAGATTAAAGCACAAATTACGCAAACAAAAATACTGACCGAGCAGGAACACATAAATGAATCAATAAAAGAGATTAAAACTTTATTGAAAGGAGGTCCAAAGTGAAAAAATTGTTGTGTTTATTGTTTCTTGTGTGTTTATTGTTCCTAATCGTTAGTTGTGAACAGGTTCAATTGAACACAGACCCCAATGGTCCAGTATTTGCTGTTGATGCAAACACTATTGCTGTACTTGAAAATTCAGCAAATGCAATTATGACAATTGGTGTAGCGTTAAAAAGTGCTACATTAGTTGGAATTGGTGGGGCATTGTACGCCATAATTAAGGCGTTAACTGATAAGAAAAAGAAGAAGTAAGGATTGGAGTTATGAACAGTTTAGTTAATGTTTTAAAAGGAAAAAAGACCTATATAATCGCAGTCGTCTTAGTATTAATTGTGATTTGCGAAAAGGTCCTCGGAATTGATATTCCGGGAGCCGAAGTTGTAAATCCAGGCGAATATATTCTGGCTGCGTTGGGTATTTCATCGCTCAGAGCCGGAATTGACAAATCAGGTCCTCCTTAATTCGGTTAGACTAATTATCTAACTGAGTGGAAGCCGGGAGTTGTAGTGACTCCCGGTTTTTTATATTTAAGTAATTATGGGGGGGGGGGACGGGCGAGAGGGACGTGTCTATGACGAACGAGACAAACATTCGGTTTCATAGAGAAACTCAAACTCTTCTCAGATAACCCTGAAACCTAATGTTTGCACCGTTCGTCATATACAGTGCACGGCGACGTGATGCTTATATAGACAGTGTGGGGTTCTATTTAGTCTTTTATATAACACCACGTCGCCACTTTTTTTTTCTGAAAGTTTTATGGAAACGGAAGTAAGAAATCTTTTAACAGAAAAAGCCCTTCTTGCCGAATACAGACGTCTTGTAGCTGGCAGGTTGGGGAAAAATCGATGGTTGGGCAGGGTTCCGGAAAAGTTGCTGCAGAGGACTGCAGAGCGATTATGTGACCCACGCATTGCTGGCATTTACATCCGTGCTCAGTTTGCAAGGATGCCTTCTGAATGGTGTATGATGAAGTTTCGGAAACCCTACCCACCATCAAATGTTGTTTTTGGGAAAACAGGTTATGAAAAATATGAAGAATATCTCTCCAGAGGTGTTGACGACGCGTCCTGATGAATTAAAATTAATGGTAATACCTTGTGATATCGACGAAAAAACTGTAGCAGGACTGATTTTCACACAACTTAGTAAGACTTGGCCTTTTGACGTTATTAATTCCGATGATAAGGAAGTAGTCGAATGTAATAAACCTTATCCATTTGTATGTATTTTTGTTGGTAAAACTTTTACGAAAGTAATAAAAGTAAGAGAATCATTATCAGCTTTAATGTATAGATGGAAATCACATAACTTTGGCATTGTTATTGGTTCAATGGGTGGAAATGTTTTTGACACTAATTCCTTTCCAATATATAGTGGCACTAAAGTTTTTATATTTGTAAGACAAAGATTAGTCAATATTCTTGGTGAAAGGATTCTAAAAGATGAGCAAGAAAGAATCTGTGTCGAAGATATTATCACCGGTTTTAAGCAATGCGGAGCAAAAGTTACTAACAGCCTCGGAAATCCAATTACCTGAACACAGTAATGGTCATCTCAGCCCTTCTCAATTAGCAATGTATTGTAGGTGTGCTCGACAATACGAGTTTCGCTATGTTGAAGGTAGAAAATGTCCTCCCGGAGTTGCACTTATTGAGGGAAGTGCTCATCATGTAACAATTGAGGAAATAAATAAGCGGATCATTTCCGGACGTTCGTTGCCATCATTAAAAGCGAGTTTTGAAACTTTCGAAGAATATTTCGCTGAAAATAAAAAACAAATTAGGAAATGGTGGGGAGAAAAGACTCGTGATGTTATTTCTCGTGGTAAGGAAATGCATAGACAATATCGCAAACAATTTCAACCACATTTTTTCCCGAAGGTGGTTGAGCAAGAATCAAGGTATAAAATAGGTGATGTTGAAGTCCTCGGATATGTAGATGCCGCTGGACTTGTTAATAATAAAAGTTTGATGGAATTTCCTTTCAAAAGGATTAAAGCTTGTGTTGATTACAAAACTGTAAAAAGGAAAAAGACTAAAGATGATTTGGAGAATGATTTCCAATTGACCCATTATGGTTGGTGGATGATGAAAGCTTTTCGAACCAAGGCCCCATACGTGGGTTTTTGTTGTATACGAAAAGATAATTTTCAATCTCAGTGGATGTCTATACAAATAACACCTGCCAGAATTAAATGGTATCGTCATTTAGTTTTAAACATTGCAAATTCCATTTCGAAGGGAATATTTCCGGTTAGAAATCCTGTTGGTTGGGAATGTTCGGCGAAATTTTGTGGTTATTATGCACGATGTAAGGGAAAAGTTGAGAAAAGGTGAAAGTAACGAATATGAGTGATCAAATACCCGTATTCAAGGTGGGTGAGCGTTGCCAACCGATGGGCACGATGGACAATTTCGAGCGTGGGATTGCTGGTGTGTGTGGCGTAGTGAAGGCAGTTGATCTTGACGGCTGTTACGGCGGTTCTTACACCGTGGAATTGGAAGGTCGGCCTGAGTTGGTGAAAATATCTGGCTGTTCCCTACGTCACGTTTCCAAAGATTTGTATAACCAATGGCAGGAAAAGGGAATTGATACATCTAAGGCGTGGGAGCTTCCTATGTAGGCATTATAAGCATAGCAAAGAAAGGTTTAAAAATGAAAACTACTTTTTACAGATTATTTAATCATTCCGGTTCTATCCTTGGTTTTCAATGTGTTGCTACTGACGGTCATAGTAGTATATCAAGATATATATTGATGGGTGAGGACAGATGGACAAAATCTGCTCCTTCCTATGACCCAAATAGAACGCAAAAATTGACACGTTTACCATTTGGTATTCATTTTAACGCAAAAAAGAGTATGGCAGCAAGAAAAACGTGGGCTAAAAAACGTGCTAATGGTGGTGTACTTCCAGGAAGGAAAACCGAAAAATGTCAAGAATTAAGTCAGGGAAGAAAGGTAAAAGAAAGCGAACGCAATCGGAGATTGGGAAAATGTCGAGAAGGAAAGGAAAGTCATTTGAGAGAGAAATTGCCCGATATTTCACTGAATGGACTGGTATCAAATGGGAAACCACGAGAAATAGCGGCAGAACCGATTTAAAGGGTGATATTTACTGTCCATCAATACCAAATTTTCCTCTAATTGTGGAATGCAAGCACAGATCAGCTTATTCGGTTCATGCAATGCTAAAACCGACTAAAACTTTTATGAGGATGATAAGTGATGTTCTTAAAAAATGGTTGAACGACCTCGATGATGACAGTGATATAATGATTATTGTTAAGAACGAGACTGGCATTTGGGCTACAGTGAGACGTAAAGTTTCGAGCAAGAGAATTAATAAATTGTTTGAAACTCGAAACCAGAATATAAGAATGTTTTCTGTTTCTGGCATAACTTGGTATGAATTAAGTACCTTTTACACGGATGATTATGCGGGACTTAAATTCAAAAATATGGAAGAGTCTGTTAATTAATGCAAAAGAATCGGATGAGGGATTTGAAATATTAATTAATAAACTTGAACCGATACTATTATCAATGGCATTTAAGAATGCTCGTCATTGTGTGGATGATGCAATGCAAGAAGCACGATTGAAAATTTGGCAGAAACTTGATAATGCTAATCTTAAAAATAGCGGGACAATAAGAGCTTATTTGCTCAAAATTGGTCTTAATGCTATTAAAAAAGCCGCGATACAATTTAGCAATAATTCCCTTTCTCTTTTGATGGAGTATAGTAAAAATGTTAACAAATCAAGTAATCATAAAACAAAAGATTTACCATTGACACCACGTCTTCAACAATATCTTCAATATATTGTAGAAAATGGTGTGTTCGCCGGTGCTCATCAAATGATGGCTAAAAAATACGGGCTATCTGTAGTAAGAACAAGAAGAAGATTTCACCTTGAAATCAAACAATTTTTAGAATTAAGGAGATTGGCAAATGATAACTGACGAAATTAAAACAAGAATACAGATTGCAATGAACCACATCAAAGGTGGTGGTACGACAAATGGTTTGGCTATGCTTGAAGCTCTAAAAGATGAGCTTGACGCCGAAACTAATGGACAAGATTCATATGGAACAGTTTGTGTTGATCTTGATGGCGTTTTAGCTAAATATTCTGGTTACCAAGGACCTTTCCAAATTGGTGAACCTTATCCATGGGCAGAAAGTTTTTTGGAAGATTTAAAGAAACGTGGTTTTAAGATTGTTGTATTCACCACAAGAGGGCAAGTAGAAGTAAATGACTGGTTAAAATCGTATCGTCTGGATTTGCTTGTGGATGAAGTAAACACAAACTCAAGTTTAGTGGCAAATAATCCGGGAAAACCAGTCGCTAACTTTTATATTGATGATAGGAGTATTAGATTCAGAGGTGATCCGGTAGAAACTATGAAGGAAATAGATAATTTTAAAGATTGGTGGACAAAGGAGTAAAAATGCCCGATCTTTTTGGTTGTACAAGATGTTCTCGTCATAAAACAAGAGATCTTATAGTGTACCCGGAGATTCACTATAAAGGTAAACGTCCGAATATCTTAATTCTTGGAGAGAGTCCAGGTGAGGAGGAAAACAAAACTGGTAAACCATTTTTTGGTAGAAGTGGGGCTGTGCTACGTGTAGTTTTGAATCAATATTTCAAGAATTATATTATTGATAACACGGTGCGATGTTGGTCAAATTCAAAACCAAATTCAAAACAAATAGATGCATGTAAAAGAAATTGGCGTAGGACAGTTTTAAAACACAATCCAAAAATAATCATGGCTCTCGGTGCTTATGCAGCCCAAGCGATACTTGGTAAAAAACCGGATATGAAAGATATTGTTGCACAAGGAATCAAGGTCAAGCTTGGACCTATGAATACTGAGTATCCGGTGGTTTTTAATTATCATCCAGCTTATATTTTGCGAATTCAAGGCCGAAAAGGTGGAGCCAATGAAAAAGCTATTAATGCTTGGTACGATGGTTGGGATAAAGCTCAATCCCTTCTAAATGAAAAGATGGTAGAAGCACCAGATACAACTCTATTAACCGACAACAATGATATTTTTAGATTTCTTGCTTCTCTTCATAAAAAAGATATTTTCGCATATGATTATGAAACAGATGGTCAACCGTCAGCTTTACGTCCGGAATTATGTGATAAATTTAAAATATTATCGGCTGGTGTAGGTTGTGATGAGGGTGGTTTTGCCTTTCCATTTGTTCCTGAAATTTATGCTCAATGGCAACGACTACTTAAATCTGGTAATACCATTGCTCACTACTCCAAATACGAACATAAATGTAATATAAAAATATTTGGTGAAACATGGCGTTGTGAAGATACAGCAATGGGTATGAATGTGATGAATGAATTGTCAAGTGCTAAACTTGGCTCTGTTGGACATTTTTATCATATTCCTTGGTCCGGGTACAAAATAGAAATGCGTGATATTGCCGAAAATGCAGCTAAAGTACCACTTGATAAGCTTCTTAGGTATAATTCGCTTGATGCATTATTAACATATCAAATATGGCGAAAGATGAGACACGATCTTGTTCCATTGCATGAAGTATATAATCAAAGAAGATTATTTTCCATGCATCTTGCCGGTGTTGAAATGGATGGTTTGTATGTAAATAAGAGTATTTTGGGTACTGTTAGAAAGGAAACCAAAAAACAAATCACTGTCGCAATGAATGATTTGAGACGACATAAAGAAGTGATTCGGACAGAAACATGGGCAGAGGAAAACATAAAGACTTTTAAACCCGGAGATGTTTATAATCCAAAGAGTCCAAAACAGACAGATTATTTGTGTGCCAAACAATTAAAATTAAAGCCTGTTTCTGATGTTAAATTGTTTGGTCATAAAAGTGATAAAAAGACTGGATGGGATAAAAATGTTCTTGAAGTTTTCAAGAAAAATACAGTAGTATCTGACCTATTAAGAGTTCGATCTTTATCCAGTATGATGAGTGGATTCTTATCTAAGTGGGAAAAATACACTGGTCCGGATGGATGTTGTCATAGTATGTTTAATCAGGACGTCACCGTGACAGGCAGATTGTCTTCTACTGTCCCAAATTTACAAAACATTCCCGGTACTTCATTAGTGAAGAAAGTTTTTACGTCGAGATTTGGTGAAGATGGCGTATTACTGGTATTTGATTACAAGCAACTTGAGCCGAGATTGTTAGCTGGATGGTCCGGTGACGTCCTGATGTGTAAAGCCTTAAATGAAGGAATGGACCTTCACCGATTTGTTGCTGGGCAAATTTTTGGTGTTGATTATGAAAATGTTACAGATGAACAGAGAAGTATTGGTAAAAGAAGAAATCTCGGTTCTATGTATGGTCAAACTGCTGCCGGTTTAGCCCAAGCAAGTAATATATCATTAGAGAAAGCACAAGAAATTGTTGATATTTATAATAGACGTTTTGTTGGTGCTTACAATTGGAGAATGGAAAAGCACGCAGAGGCAGTTAAATTTCTTGAAGTTAAGGATTTATTTGGGGCCATTCGTCATCTTAAAGATGCAAGGCACGCTAATAAGTCAAAAGCTAATAGAGCTTTAAGGCAAGCTTCTAATTTTCCAATCCAGAGTACAGGGAATTCTTTTTGTCTTATTGGATTATGTAGAACAAGAGATAGACTTGCTATTATAGACTATCCTGCTTTGGTGGTTAGCACTGTTCATGATAGTATTATTGTGGATACGTATAAGATTCACATGATACCAGTTATTAGAAATGTTGTGGAATGTCTTTTGTCACACAATAACGATTGGTATTGGAAAGATAAACCGGTAAAAATGGAAGTGGACATTAAGTTTGGTCCTAATCTACTACAATTAAAACCATTCGACATGAAGGAGTTAGACAAATGAGTGATTCAACTCAAACATTCAAAACCGGAGATTTTTGTACAGTTTCGGGTGAAAATGGAAAAGAATATTCAGGTCAAATCATAGGTTTAAATGCACATGGTAAATTTGATGTGATGTGCAATGGATTATTTATGGGAATAGAACCTGAAAAGTTAAAACCAATAAAAGTTGATAAGTTATTCGAATTGAATCGTACAGTCCATGAGTCAATAATCAACCTGATGTCTTATTTGAAATTGGCAAAATCCTTATTCAACAGTCCAGACAAAGAAGAAAGAATGAAATCAGTGAAATCTGGGTTGGAATTTGCCGAAGAAGATTGGCACAAAATAAAACATATCCTGAATCAAGAGGTTTCTTATGCCGAAGAAAGCGAAGAAGAATAAAACAGGAAGGGCAAACGTTCAATCCGGTAATTTTGCTCATGCTTCTGATGGGTTAAACGGAAATAGAGTATTCGTATCAGTGGCAAAAACAATTAATCTTGGGAATTATGAATCACTAAGACTTGAATTTGGGATGGGCAAAACACTGGAAGATGGTGATAAATATAGTGAGTGTTTCGAAGACTGTTTGAACGATTGCTCAAAAGAGCTTAAAGAAACATTAGAATTAATGGGACAAATTAAGAAGAAAGGAAGGTAGCATTATGGCAGTAGACAGAGATTTGCTGGACCAACAAATGGAAGAAGCTCAGAGGCGTAGCGGAATGTTTCGCTATCCAAAGTCCGGCAACACGTACAGACTCCGGATTCTGGAATACACAAATTCCAAGGGTAGAGTTGGATTTGCTCAACCCAGATCGGAGCATCGTATTAAGGATCAAGGTGGAAGAGGATTGGGGGTTTGTCGGTTCGAGCTTGCCGACCTACCATGTCCAATCTGCCGCGTAAACAAGATTCGTCGTGATAACGGAAAGGATCAAAAATTTACTACTCGAACAAGATACGTCATGAACGCTGTCGATGTGGACAATGACCCAGATAATGTTCGCCTTTGGGTAATGCCCAAAACAGTATTTGAGGCTATCTGTTCATTTGCCACGGATGATGATTGGAAGGACGTTCTCGAACCGAAGAAAGGTTGCTGTTTCAAAATTAAAGTGACCGGAAGCGGACTTGATACTGAATATAAAACTTCAGTGGAAAGAAAACCCACACCGATAAAGAAGAGCATCTCTGATGAAGTTGTCGATCCAATCGATAAAATTCGAATACCATCCATGAGATCAGTCTGCGAAAGTATAGGTTTATTTCCTGAAGATATTTACTCCGAGGATGAAATCGAACAGGAAGAATCCGATGGCAAGGCAAAGAAAGAAGAAGAAGTATCTGCCAAGAGTGGAAAGACTCCGAAGAAAACGTCAAAGAAAGAAAAGCCTTCTGGCATTGAAGTCGGTTCCAAAGTCAAGTACGAAGATGAGGATGAAATCTGTGAAGTTGACGACTTTGACGAAACCACAGGAAATGTCACTATCCGTGATTCCAAGGGCGAGATCTACAACGTAGATTTATCAACCTTAACGCTTGTTGAAGAAGAAGAAGGACCGGAATTCGAAATTGGTTCGAGAGTAGTGGCTGAAATTGAAGGTGAGCCATACCACGGTAAAGTATCGAAAATCGCGAAAGAAGGAGCGGAAATTACTTTCGATGATGGTGATGTCGATATTTTCCCTTACGAAGATATAAAGATGGAGGAAGAGCCTGAGGAAGAGCCTGAGGAAACATCTTCATCTGATGATCCTCAGTGTTTCGGTGACAAGGATTATTACGACCCAGAAGATGCTGATTGTAAGGGCTGTTCCCATTTTGAAAAATGTGGGGCAAAGGTTAAGAAAGGAAAGAAAGGGAAAAAAGGAAAGAAGGAAGAATCCGACAGCGAAGATGACGACGAATCAAAGGATGTTTTAGCAGACATTCTTGGATAAACTTGATGTTTTTCCTCTCTCCGTGGGGAACCGGCTGTGTTGGTCGGTTCCTCTTTTCTTTTATTTAGTGGAACCAGATGTTTGCACCAATCGTCATATAAGTGGTGATGACATATATGAAAGGTTGAGACTATGATTAAGAAGGGCTTTGTTAATATATTAGTTGATGGTCAATGGGGTTCAACTGGTAAAGGTAAATTAGCTGGTTGGCTTTTAAGTCATTATTCTGAAATTGACACTGTTGTTTCGGATTTTATGCCAAACGCCGGTCACACCTTTATTGCTGACACTACTGAAAAATTTATGTTTAAAATGCTTCCAATGGGTTCTCTATTTCCAAACGTTAAGAGAGTCCTTATTGGTCCACATGCCGTCATTTCCAAACCAGTTCTTTTCAAAGAATTAGAAATTGCCGGTAGGGTAAGACAACAAAAGGTTCCTTTATACATTCATCCTTTTGCTTCGGTTCTTTCTTATAAAGATAAAGAAGCGGAAAGTTTGAATTTGCGTCATGTTGCCAGTACGATGCAAGGATGTGCTGAAGCTCAGATAAGAAAAATGCGTAGGAATCCAGATAATTGTATTCTCGCGTATTCTGATGGTGATTTAAGTCATTTTGTTGCTGATACACACCAACTTCTTACAAAAACGGAGTGCACAACTTTAATAGAAACTTCACAAGGTTTCGATCTCAGTCTGAATGCTGGTCATAGTTGGCCATTTGTTACAAGCAGAGATTGTCTTCTTGGTCGTTTCCTTGATAATGCTGGTGCTCATCCAAGAATGCTTGGTTCGATTATAGGTTCAATCCGGTGTCACCCAATACGAGTTGGAAACATTGAAGGAGGTACAAGTGGACCATGTTACACCGATCAGCGAGAAATGGTGTGGGAAGAGATCAGTCAAATGTGTGGTAAAGACGTTAGGGAATACACATCAGTAACCAAAAGAGTACGTCGTGTATTTTCATTTAGTATGAAACAATTATACAGATTTCTTCGGTATTGTCAACCAGACTACATGTTTATGAATTTTGTTAATTATCTTCCGGATGGTAAGGATAGTAACTGGCTAAAATTCATAGGAAAAACTATGATGGAATATTCTGGTTGTCAATTGAAACTTCTCGGTACAGGAGCAAAGAATAGTGAAATGGAGTTATTAACATGACGAGAATAATTTGTGTTTTAGGTGTATCAGGAGTCGGAAAATCTACATACATTGATTATGTAGTGAAAACAATCACTGAAAGTGGAGATAAAAGACCTGTCACAGTACATTTTGGGAAATTTTTCCGGGAAATGTTAGGTCCGAGATTTTTCCAGCATTTAGATAATCCGAGTGCACCAGTTGAAACTGACAACTTTGTCAAAAGTATTTTTCATCATTCATTCAGACTGGCAAGAGGAAACAATGTTGATCTGTACCTTGATGGATTTCCACGGAAAAAGGAACAGGTTGATTGGTTATTATTATCATCTGATGCAGCTAAAAGATCATGCTTTTTTGAGTTTAGATTTATCTACTGCGACGAATTAATTTTGGAAAATCGCAGAAAAGCCCGTACTACTAATAACCCAGAAGAAACTCTTTTAATGAAAAATCGTTCTGAGAAATCTGCTGCTTTATTGTGTGGAGTACATTCATACATAAAACATAATCAGGATTTCAAAGATGTTGCTTCAATGGGGAATATTGTTATTAGTGAATGGGAATATAACGGTAGTATTCCCGTTGAGTTGAAAAGAGAAAAGTTGAAATAGAAAGGAGTTTGTTTTGATTGATCTACAAGTAAAATTCGAAAATGACAGAATCAAAAACCACATAAAAGTCAAAAAAACATATTCATCTGATTGTGGTATTGATCTTTACAATGCTTCTGATAAGACTCTCACTATTGAACCCGGAAAATCCATCCAAATACCTGCTGGTATTTCAGTTTGTATACCGAAAGGGTATTGCGGGTTTATAAGAGCACGTTCTTCGACGTTTTTTAAACGTGGTTTGTTGGTGACAAGTGGTACTATTGATAGTGGTTATATTGGACCATTATTTTCCTTTGTTTGGCATCCGGGTTTTAATAATAATCAACCGGTGAATCTCAGCTTGTTGTTTTACCAATTCCGGAAATTAAAATAGTGGAAGTTTCGAAGTTTGCTGATAGTGAACGCGGGAAAAAAGGTTTCGGGAGTAGTGGAAGATGAATCATTTGCTGGCTGGTGGTCGAGTCCGGTTGAAGAAAAAACAGGACAGAGCCATTCACGACAATTATGCTACTCCGCCGGAAGCTATTCAAGCTTTGTTGGATAGAGAAATATTCTACAATCATGTTTTGGAACCGGCGTGTGGTGCAGGTCATATTTCAAAGGTCCTTGAGAGAAACGGCTATGTAGTGACCAGCAGCGATATAAGAAATGAAACGAATATTTATGGTACAACGGGATTGGATTTCTTTAGAAGGAAAAAGTGGAGAAATGGTAGTATTGTTACAAATCCCCCGTACTGTTTGGCTGTGGAATTTGTAAGACATTGTATAGAAATAACTCCTGCCTCTGATAGAAAAATTGCTTTGCTCCTGAGGTTATCATTTCTGGAGACTGAAAAGAGAAGGACACTTTTTACCCACTATCCTCTCAAGGTTGTTTATGTTTTCAGTATTTGTTAAGCAGGGTGGTCAATTTTGTCATGCTTGGTACGTGTGGGAAAGTGGGTACGAAGACATAGAACCGGTTGTGAGATGGTTATAACTGAATGGAAACCGAGAATAGAATACGATCAAGACGTTACTCTCCTTCATGGATGTCATACGCAGATTGGTTTAAGAGCACGTCTGCAAATTTCACCCATTAAAAGCAGAATTAGTTACCTTATGATGAATCACGAAGGGGGTAGATTGTGGCGTACTTGTAAAGATTGGGTTAAAGCGAGAGCCGGTTACAAATGTGAATGTTGTGGTAGCACTGATCATCTATTTGTACACAAAGAGTTTCGCCATCTTCTTGTTCTGTTTCCTAAGAGTAGAAATTTAAAACCATTTCCAGTGGAAGTCCTGACGAGGTTAGTGCTGCTCTGTTGGGATTGTCATATTAATATAGCCCATATTGATATACCTCCAAGAAGAGGAAAAAATGGGAAGCTCATACCGAAGAATCGAAAGAGAAATACCGCTCGTTTTGCCGAATTGAATGGGTGGAATTTCAGAATAACTAATTCATATTTAGATCAAAAAGATAAAATCAAGCTCAAACGCAACCAAATAGGCAATCAAGCAATTTGGAGGCAAGATTGGACTTTTCTAATAAAAAACAAGATAGTGGAAGCATTACCAAAGGAATACAAAATGTTACAGTCAGCACGTCGAGTACGTTCGGTCCGGATTTTGAAAGCTTGGTGGTTGCCGCAATATGCAGATCAAGAGATTTTATTTCAAAATTCAGATCAATAATTAGTAGGGATGCTTTTATTCATGATCATCATAGATTTATAGTTGATGCTGTACTAAATTTTTATGATGAAAATCGGGAATCTCCATCAACAGAAATCTTAGCTGATTTAATAAGACGTAGCAAATATCGTGACAAAACCGGTGCAATAGATGTTGTTCAGTCTTTTGAAGAGCCAGAAAATCTCGATTACATCATTAAAAGAATGATGAATTGGAGTAAATGGACTGCAATAGATAGAATATTAATGACACATAACGGAGAGGATGCTAATGCTTTTTCGGAGAAAATATCAAAGGCTGCAAGAACCGGTGATGATCTTTTATTCAATCACACAATACTTGGAGAAAATGACACGAATGTTAGTGAGAAAAATCCATGTATTCCTACGCCTTGGGTTTGGCTGAATGATGAGCTTGATGGTGGTCCAGAAATTGGTGATTTATGTATAATACTAACAGTAGTGAGTGGTGGAAAAACAACAAGTTTGGTTAATATAGCTCGTGCAGCAATTAAAGAAGGTAAATTTGTTGTTTATTTTACTTTCGAAGACGGTGAGAAGAAAATACGACGAAGATTAATACAATCTATTTGTAGAGTTGGAAGGCAAGATTTAGCTCATGACAAAGACCTTTACGTTAAAAGAACAAAAAAATTCCTTCTTAAGTATGGGGGACGTTGTGAGATTAAGGACCTTATGTCCAGACGATCTTCGGTTGAAGATGCGGCTGCTTTTATACGGAATGTACAAGAAATAACTGGAAGAAAAGTTGATCTTATCATCTCTGACTACATGGATAGATATCGTTCTTCCAGCCGATCAAATGAACCTCGTCATGGTTTACGAGAAATTGCTGAGGATTGTAAATGGATGGCACGTGATCTTAATGTGGTTCATTGGACGGCACGCCAAGTTAATAAATCAAGAGTCGGAAAAGATATTATTAGTTACGAACATGCTGGAGAGTCATGGGGGACTATGGAATCGCCTGATATCGTTATTGGTTTGGGTCAAACTCTTGAAGATGAGGCTATCGGGAGAATGAAATTATTTACTTCTAAAATGCGTGACAATAAAGATCATCAACAACACGTATTAGTAGCAGATTTTGAAAGACAATTAATAGAGGATTTAGAGGAATGAATGTCAGCGAAATCTCATTTGACGATTTTGAAACTTACGAGGATAACGGCGAAGAAAGCATATATTTGATTTTAGTACCTTTTTTGGATGAAGAAAAAATATTTTATTTAGATACATCTTGTTTACCAAGACCAAAACCGAAACTTTATATGGTTGAGTATTTAGACCTGAACCAAATGTTTGTAGTAGCTAATTTCGGGATTATTACCGGCAAACAAGCATATGAGAAACTTAGAAAAACAGGTTATTACCTGGAATGGGAAGATTGTCATTCTTCTTTTATGGATTTAATAAATACAACCGAAACTATACATAAAAGGAATTAAGTAATGGGAAAAGAAAACAGACGAGGGATTAATAAAGAGGAACAGGCGGATGTTTGGGAAATTATAAAAGGTCTTGTGTCTAAAGGTGTTGAAATTACTTTCTGTCAAAGAGATGCCGGAAAAATAGGTGAAATTGACTATTTTTTCTACATGAAAATGACTAAATGGGTTGGAAATATTCCATATTCATACGGTATGGTTTGGCCTATTACTTCTCCGGAGGGAATATCAATTGAAAAAAGAATAAAATATTCAGTTGAAAAATTTTTAGGAATGAAACCTAAGGATTTTAAAAAAGGTAAATTCAGTCGCAATGAATCATCTGATGTTATTACCAAAATAACAACACCAAAATCGTTGAAAGGAGATTAATTATGGATGGTAAATTTGTTATGGAAATTTTGTTGGTTATACTAACATGTGGATCGTTTTTGATGGGATACGCATATCGTGCTACTTTTGAAAAGAAACGATTCGAAGATAAGATAGCCAAAGATTTCAATAAAATGGGTCCTTATCGTTTGTTTCAATTCCTTCTGCACGAATACGAGACAACGCGTGGTCTTTGGGCGTTTGATATGGACCCTTGGTCATCTAATATTGATATGGATTGGATAAGAGAAAATTCTTTTAAGCTTAAAACTTGGAATGAAGACGATTGAAATATATGAATATGTGATATCCATGTTAACATCTGGTGATTTCACACTAAAAGGTGATGAAGTATGGATGTCTTGCCCCGGTTGTGGAGATGATGAACATTTCAGCGTTAACATTAAAAAGGGCTGTTTTAATTGCTGGAAATGTATAGTTGGGGGATTTTTTCTTGAACACATTGGACGAGATATATCCAGATGGCGTTCTCTGATCTCTCGGATAGATGGTGAGATACTATCAGGGGAAATTCGAAAGGATATTTCCTTTGACCGAGAAGTTTGTTCTAAGCCATCCATGGACATCATGGACATATATAAAACCCCAGTTTATAATCCCGACGATACAGGAAACGTTTTCTTCTCGGTCGCAACGAAAGCATTCAAATACCTTCAAAACAGAGGAGTTAAAATTCAGCAGATCATTTCTTATAAACCATATGTTCACAAATGGGAACCCACGGTCTATTTTCCCTACTGGAATGAATCTGGGGAACAAACATTTTACATTGGACGTAGATTTGTTGATGATGACGGACCGAAAACTCTTGAACCGAAAAGCTCAACAAAACCTCTTTTCGGTCTTCATGTCAAACGTCCTAAACCTGTTGTTTTCCTTGTTGAAGGTGTCTTTGATCATCTGATGACACCAGATTCTTACGCAATACTTGGGTCTATGATCACAGAACAACAGGTTTCGAGCCTTAGAAAGTATAACATTGAGAGAATTTTTGTTTTAATGGACCCAGACGCATCAGACAAATGCTTAAACAATGCTTTTCGTCTTAATAGGTCCGGCTTAAGAGCTTGGCCTGTTATGTTTGGCGGGGATAAAGATCCCGGGGATTTGGGATTGGCTCAAATGTCGGGGGTTTGCAATCATTTGAGGAATCTAAGACTGAGTAGAATGCAGGATATCTACGTTGATTGCAAAAGTTTTGGTGGATAAAAGAGATTCTAAAGCAATGAAAACACCTAAACTTGATGCCATTAGGAAAATCAAGATTATTATTATCCAAAACAATATGTATTTTCTGCGTTGTCTTTTGTTTCGTTTCATAGAAAACCTTTCAGGATTTCATCTGCAACATCATTTATTGGTGATGCGAATCGTCTATTTTCCTTTTTCGCTGCTTCTTTTTTAATATTCACTCCTATTTTCTTTTTTGTTATATCCTTTTCCTTCTCTGCTAATTCCTCTGACAGTTTAGCCATTTCCTCCACATCTGGAGCTTTCGGAAATCCAAATCGATCACAATCTACACCAAGATGCAAACAACCGAAAATTTCATGAAGTGAAAAATCATCATCCGGGTCTATATGCTTGTTGAAATGATATGTGCAAACTCTCTTGTACGGATTTCCTATTGATTTATATTTCGTTGACGATGCTTTCCATCCAACAGAAAAGGACCGGTTACAATCTGGGACATCGCAACGTTTAGCATTTACTTGCTTGACCTTCTTATGCTTGACCTTCTTATGCTTGACCTTCTTATGCTTGATTTTCTTCTTCATAATAATATCCTCCAAGAATTTCTCGTGCTTGCTGTAATCTCCTCGATAGAGTTGCTTTACTAATACCTAACGTATCCCGTACGTGTTTCCCCGTCACTTTTGCTTTTCTAACATTCATCCTCAGTCTTGTCTTGTCCTTCGATGCTTCTAAGTTTTCTATGATTGCTCTTTGTACCGTTTCTTCGCGGGGAAACATAATTTCCCAAATCGTTTCGAAGATTATTTCCGGTAATTTTTCCGCAAGGGACGTTTTGAGATTTTCAACTTCAGCTTTATATTGTTCGTACGTTCTTATCGAAACCGGTTCTGCTCGTTCCTTTTGCCTCTGTTGCATAGAGTCAAGACTTAACATTTCTCGATATCGTTCAACACGTAAAATGTCAATAATGCAACTGATAATATAGCTTGTCACTATTTTTTCATTGTCACCAATTACTCCACTATCGAAACCGGCGTAAAGATGAATTAGTGTTTGCTGATACAAATCATCGGCGTCCCAAATACCGAATCCAACATCGTATCGTTTAGCAATTCGCCATACTTGAGGTCCGTACTTGAGGTATATATCCTTAAACTCCATAATTGTGCTTCCACCATCCCCAACTTCATCTTTAATGATGCGATGTATTCTAATACATCAAGATACAATCCTTATACTATTTTCTACTTCATCGCCCCAAACATCCCAACCTTCTCGTTTATGCCGAGCAAACAATTCCAAGTAAGGCCCTATAGAAACGGCTTCAATTTTTGAGTACATTTCTTCTGGCTTCTGAGAATGCTTTCTATTCTTTGCTATTAACAAAGTTGTTTGACACCTATCTTTTGGGGGGAGTTTTCCCTTAACTCCAAACAGCAGTTGCTCTGTTTGTCCTTTGAAATAATATCCAAAAATTGAACGAGTTTTAGCCCAAGTAATAACAGTTTTATAAGTAAAGCCCCAGGCTTTCATAACATCTAAACCTTTTTGAATTATTCCATTAGGAACCCATAAATATAAGTGAGCATTCTCAGCAGAAGGAACCTTTAGGTTTTTTATGTCATCAAAAGACATAAGCGAATAGTATTTTCCTGCACCCCATCCCCATCCTTTCCCATATTTCCATGGGGGGTCAGCTAAAATAGTTTTATAAATCTTAGACATTTTATTCCCTTCTCTCATCAGTATTAAAAAAAAAGAAAGGCGTTCTGTTGAGACGTAGTGATGTGTTGGAAATGAGAACGCCTTCCCGTTTTGTTACTTTTTAACTCTTCTTGGTTTTCTTGGTTTTCTTGGTTTTCTTGGTTTTCTTGGTTTCTTTGGTTTCTTTGGTTTCTTTGGTTTCCTTGGTTTCCTTGGTTTCCTTGGTTTTCTTCTTTGTTTCCGCTTTCTTCGGCTGTTTCGCCTTGCAAGCTGCCGCAACGGTGGCATAGGCTACGTCTGCCGGTTTGACTTTTACGCCTCTTTCCTTGCATTGCGTGAGGCGAGAAGCAACACCTCGGCAGAGATTTCCCACTGTCATACGAAATTGACCGAATCCGGAAGATTTCTTTGCTCTTTCGAGCATATCAGCTTCCGTGAGGCCAAAACGTATTCCAAGGGTAGCAACTTCGGACACTGATCTGCACTTTTCCAATGCTTCGGATATCGCATCGTTGCGGTTTCCTTTGCAAACCCGACGACGTTTGCTGCCCTTTGCTGCTGTTCTTGGTTTCAGCTTCGGTAACTTGTCCAGTTTCATTAACTTGTCGCTGACATTCATTCTTGGTTCTCCTTAGAAAAATTGGTTCTTGAAAATGGAGCTTCCATGCTCCAATCACCGCTCCGTGACTTACTGTTCGACCCGTACTACTTGGCCGCTTTAATGGTAACTTCGATTTTCTCCGGATTGCCCATCTGTTCAAGGGCACTGTTCGAAATGTAAACGTTAGTTGCAACGTCACTTTCCGGATTTGCGTACCGAACCGATGCCTTACACGTCTTGTCGATACTCATCTTAATCTTGTGTTCTTTTGCTGCCATTTTCAGGTTCTCCTTATTAGATGTTATTGGTTTAACTACGTCATATTTATGACGAACGGGATTCAGATTCGGTTTCATGCCTATGATCAGGAATAGACTTTTCTCCAGTCCGGATTAAATCCATCCCATCTACTATCTGTTTCAACTAATCTCTCTATTGCAAGGGAAAAACTTGTCATATACCCGCCACGTTTGACCTGTTCTATTAAGAAGTTTAATCGGTTGTACAATGTATTCCATTCACCAGAATTGTCACTATATGATGCTGCGATTTGATAACAGAGGACTTGGCATAGCTGACCATTTCCGATTCCAAGCTCCGCGAAACTGTCAAATGTCTCGGCTCGTTTTCTCCATTGTTTGGCCCGTTGTTCGTCTGTCATTGGTCTGTCTCCTTATATTTGGTACTGTTGACCGGCGATCATTATCGCCTCTACCTAAAAAATTGCAAATCACGTGCCAATTTGAGATACCCCAAGAAAAGATTCTCCTTTAAGATGTGACATGATGTCACGTTTACAAAATACAACACATGTTTCCGTCAATAAACATTAAGGTAATTTGTCTCCAGCCTGAGATGCCATTCCTTTAATCCACGTTCCGGTTATGTCCCATACGTCGGAAAGAGCTTGATCCCCATAACTAACCTTGATATGTGTTGCTTTCTCATGGCAGATGTCACCCATTGCCTCTAAAGTTTCTTTCACTCCACACATATCAATTACCGATTCCAACATTTCCTTCATTCTTTCATCCATAGTTTTGCCCTTTCACTTATCGGTTCCGTGTCGCATTCCGTCCCACTGACGGAACATGAGCCGGAACCGATAATTCCGGCTTTCTTGCTATGCAGCGTTGTTCATCAAATCATTAATGATAGGTTGAACGACGCGTCCACGAGCCAAAGACATTTCATGAGACTGCAAGTACGTGAGAAAGCTGAGGACTTCGTACGTGTTCGAGTGCGGAGCTTCGAGAAATTTTTCTCGGTGATTCTTGGGCAAAAGCTTCTGCAATTCTTCTATTTCTTTGTCGCTAAGTGGCGTCTTTATCATTTTTGTCATAGCTTTTCTAAACTTGGTGACATTAAAGGTCATTTTACCTATGCTATTAACCAGATGCTCGATCTGGTGAACAGTATGAATGTTTTGTGCCTTAAACGTCGATCCTTCCCAAGCTGGAACAATAAGGCCATTGCTGCAAATCATTCGATACCATCCGGCATAAACTGAGGCAGCGTTGGTCCCATCATATGCGTTTCGAACCCTGATTGTCGGCCTCCACAAGTCTTCGTTATTGGTTTTCTCGCCCAATTCGGTGAAAATGGTTCCAGCATCTCTTGGTTTGCCGTTAATCTTAACCGTGTGTAGATCAAGAATAAGAGAAATTTCTTGCTTGGTGGTTCTGGTTCCGTACCGGACCTTTTCATTGATTGTGGTTGCTTCGTCGTTGAATCGGTCACGAATAGCATCAACTATCATTGCCGTTGAAATGGGCTGGTATCGGTCGATAGAGACAGGTCTTGTTGGTGTCCAAATACCATCATCCGGGTTTTTGCTATACACCATCGCGAAATCGGTTCTGTCTCCAAGCGGTGTTTTAATTGGGAGAGCCTTAACATGGCTGAATCGGTCGTTGATTTCCCAGACATGCTCCGATTCCAGTATGGCTTTGTTGTGTTCGATCTTTTTGCTAATTACTTCGGTTGCTGTGTTGTTGTCTGTCTTTGAGTCGGGACAAACGCCCGACATCTTACTGGCCTTCGTCTATATGACGAATGGGATGAAAATTCTGTTTCATGACCTCTTCGATGTGGCTCTGGACGCGTTCATTCATCCATTCGGCGTACACATCCCAAATCTTACCGCCAACCACGTCTCGGAAAAACTCCAACTCGTCTGCGTTTGTTATTACCGGTTCCGGCTGTTCGGTGACCCTAAAATCAATCACTTCTGGTCCGACGATGTACATTGTCTCTTCTATTTTGGTGTCCCTTGAGTTTTCAATTAGTTGGTTTATCTTGTCATCAGTCACAATGTCACCATGTACCTTTCGCAGGTAGAATTCGGCTGCTATTTTGTTGTCGAAAAGAAGGATTTCCGGTTTAGACTTAAATTCTTGTTTTCGTAGTACAAACATTTGTCTTTCTCCTTTCTGTCTTTTATTAATTCATCAGTCTTTTGGTTATTTCCATCGCGGAGTAAACCAACGTTGCTTCATCCTCCGGATAGTAGTTTTTTCCTGCTATGCCGTTGAAATCACTTGTTAGAAGTATCGCTTCTTCTACCACTTCAAGACTGGTGTTTCTGTTTCTTGCAGCATGAGCAAATGCAGCACTTAGTCGGAAAGCTCTTGGTCCGAAATCGCTGGTATGCTCTTCGAACATCATTGCAGCCCAATACCAAGCTTCGCTCGCTGCGTTGTTTAATCTTACTGCCTCGTTTTCGTTCATGGTTTCGTCCTTTCGTACGTCGTTTTGTTTGCGTCGGAGCCATGTGGCCCCTGTACTCATAAAAAAAAACCGCAAATCGCGTGCCAGTTTACATACCCCCACGACGATATCACGAAGGGGGGTTTAAGAGCTTTTCGTGTTTATTCTCATAAACAATGTGGTGTTGGCGAAACATTTTTACTCGTACCCCCCTTTACGACCAAAAG